TACCGCTCACCATGGCTAAAACTATGGATATGGCTATGGCCAATGATAATGGTATTGATAATGATAATGATGAAATCAACTACATGTGCTCTAGAGTCGGGGCAGATGTTGACGAACTCATGACTCAGGTATTTCGAGCAGCCGTCACAGATCCAACATCTGTACATGGGATGGCTATTCGAAATATGTGTATGGAAAAATTAAAAAAAGATGCCCACTCATTTTCAAGAGCGGCTCTTGCTAAAGTTGGAATTTCACAGGCTCTCAATCAAGATGATCAAGATTTATTAAAACAGATGTATCCGGAATACACTATATATTTTACCAACAAATCTCGAGAAACACACGGATTCGCACATGCAAGCAGAATCCTCGAAACATCGTTAGTGTTGCAGAGATTGCATTATTACTCATCAACACGTAATATGCCACATAATGTGTATTTAAAAGACGTCGGTGGAAGTCGGCTATTTCACGCATTGAAAGGTAACACAGCAGTTCACGTGTGCGCACCTATTTTAGGACATGAAGATGAAATACGAAGGATGAAAGCTGATTTGAAATTGTCGTCTATAACCAATAGTGGATACAGGAACAAAAATGTCGAAAACGCCATTAAATTAATGCGCATAACCGGGTCTCACTACTGCAACAAAGTATCACAAAAATGCCAAATCAAAGCAAAAGCACTTATGTTTATACATTCCATGTATGATATGACATTGACCGACGTTGCAGATGCTATGACCTCAGCTGACGCAAAAATTGCAGGTGGATCTTTTATTTTTGATCCGCTTATCTTAATGACTAACAAAGGATGTTTAAATAAACTTAATGTAACATGGGAAAAATATAAAAAAAAAAACACCACTTATATTAAATTTTCATTTCTCAATGACTCACAGCCAGCATATGTCCACAGTTACAAAAATTATCTGAACATGTTGAATACTCCATATTTTACTGATTCACACAAAACTAGACATTATGCATTTAGATATGACGACAACCGTGCTGGAATTCAATTCTTTTCTATATATCGACTTTCTTACAACAATATACCTAAATCTATGGTGACGATAGATCATTTTTCGTTCACACATAATGATTATTATAAAGTCAGTTATTATACTATGTTAGAAGATTTTTCCACTATCACAAAAATAAAAAAAATATACTTATATGTTCCGATGCTTTTGTGGGATCAAGTATACGACTCATTGTACCAACAAAATGACGGTGCTTTTACTATGTCAAGGGCACACGAATTAGTAATGAGCTATAATAGGAAAACTATAATATGCGGTCAGACAGTTTCTCACAGTGTGAAAATACCATCACACGCTGTCGATAAAGTTGCCTCCGCATTGTATGTCAGGGTGTATATCGATAAATATTTGTCGTCTAAAACTCTGATGTACATATTATCCGATGTCGATCGAGTTCGTAAGCTTACGAACGTTGGATTGTTGACGTACTTATGGCACTACATAAAAGAAAAATTTTCCGACTTATTCATAAATCACGACATGAAATCCCAGGAAGTAATAACACCATACATAGCATGGGATGAATTATCTAAATTATATAGACTACCAGTGGATGTAAGTAATGCCATCACCAAACAAACCGTGTCACAAATGGTACCATCAGTGATTCAAGCACAATTGGATACCAATATATATAGCGATACAGGATTTACATACGAAGAAGATATCCCAATGACTCCGTTGTCTCGTACCACATCCACAACATCCGTTAACACAACAATATCATCCGATAGTGATTATAAATCTGTTGCTGAGGATGATATTGTGTGTCCAATGAGAAACGTTGAATATGTTGATTACGATACAATACCAGGAAGAATTATACCTGTACCAGGCGATGGCAATTGTCTGTTTCATACTTTCATTACTTGTCTCGAACATGCCGGTATCGACTGTCCTAGAGACACGTCAGACATGAGAATCATTTTAGCTGCTGACATTACAGACAATAAAAAAAAATATTTTGGAGATACTGATGACCTAGCGGCATATACTGAATTCATGAGCGACTTAACTGTTGATGGACGTCCTACAGACTATTCGACAGCAGTCGCCCTTGCAATTCAATATGATGTATCGCTCGAAATGTATTATGAAACAGATTTAAAAATGTATAAAAATAAAAAAATGGTATTTAATAATGACAAATCGACCATTTTGGTCAGAATTAAATTTATTATTTCTTCCGGGTCTGTAGGACATTTTGAACCATTGGTCGCTGATGACATTATCAAAGAAAAAAACGATGAGCTGTACTCAATATTCCATGAAACTCAACGGTCCATTGAAAAATTTTATGAGTTGACATCCCAGGATTCTACTATTCAAGAAAGGTATCATGTAACACTGAAGCTGGGTGACGAATACGATTCTGCTAAATCATTACGTCACATAATGAATGAATATAATATCTGTGCATTTCCAGTGCTTATAATAACAAATAAGATGGGTATTTGTAATGCATTCGATGATTTAGATGGACCTATTAATATAGTATCGTCCAACGATATTGTTCTTAACAGAAAAAACACTACGATATCTCAAATACAAATGGACAATATCAGCGACTACACATGTAATTTATCAGAATCTCAAAAATTGGTGGTATTAGATGTATCTCCTGAAAACTTTTTGGACTATGACAACACCGCCGATACGTTGACCAACATATTGAATGTGCTGGTACTGGGAATGTCTGACATGGTTGTCAGATTGAATATATTTCCGGACGTCAATTATTTGAAAAAAATATCATACGTCTCAACTTTATTTGAAAAATCATACATAACATATGGACTATCTGAGGGTACCACAACACCAGTAAGGTACATAACGCTTTTGAATTATTTTAGACCTCACGATGAACACAAAATGCAACGCTATGTTGAAGCAACGTTGAACTTCGCGGATTACAAGTTCATATATGATGAATTTTGTAGATTCTCACTTCAAATTGACGCCTTGATACCATTGTTAGACAATAAAAAAATTAATTATGTTTCTGATGATGATTATGAAACGTATTCGAACTTGGTGGCATCGGTTAGGTACGGTGGAGGTTATAATAGAATAAGAAACGTTATCATGATTATTATGAACATTGCAAGAACAATATCCACAGTGAACAATTCTATTGTACCAGAAAACAACAATGAAAAGCTTTTAGATTACATTATTAACCAATATAAAAACGAAATAGACTCTAAAGTTTGTAAATTGTACGATATGGTCAACTCCATGATTACCGAATTCGATCTTACCGACATTATAAAGAGAATTTTTTCCACGCAAATTCAAAATATGTCAGCGATAACTAGTAGTGTCATAAAAAAAAAATGTGTATGTCTAAAAGATTCTTATTATCCAAATATAGACGGATTTTATGTTGCGTGTTGTAAATGTAACGTACTCTTATGCCAAATATACAATGGATACGTTATTGAATATAAACGTAATTATTCAACCGTAGCAAACGCTGTTAAATCATTGAAAGTATTTAGATCATATTCCTCCCATCTCGAAACAATACAATATTATATCGATTATATCTCACTTAAAACATTCCAAATCACATACTATCAAAATCTACGAACCAACTTCGACATGAAAAATGCGTTTTCTGAAAAATGTACATCATCCTTTTATTCCGACATAAAAAAAATTTTTTTGGAACGAAAAGATGAGACGATTAAAATCAACAAATTCGATACTGACAATTGCACCACGGAAACAAGAAGTGCAGAAAAAAAACTATTCTCTGTGTCGTTACATGATGCACTCGTTAACGCAATCGTAAAAACTCCTGATACGATTCCTCATTCAAAATTTTCAACAAATACACAAATTAACTCTCTTAAAAATTCATTTATCGAAATCGTTAACATTTGGAGTAAGACACATGCGTATCACGAGAGCGAACTCAAACTCGTTTATGAAGTTGCTACAACTACCAGCGACACTAAAATGATGAGTCAATGGCTCGGCACCCGTAATGATAATGTCTATGTTTCTATAAAATCTAAATGGTATCCATCAAAACCAAAAATTCAATATATGTATGCCTATACCGCAATTGGATTTCGTAAATATGACGAAACTCACGACAACGAAACGTTCGTTGTGGCAGATTATACAGAAAAAAAATTTGAACCAATCTTCCTCGAAAAAACTAAATTTATAATGGACGAACTTGTGTCTATGAAAATCGACACCAAATTTCACTTTATTTCTGGAGTACCTGGATGCGGTAAAACGCATTATATTATGAACCATCACTCAGACACTGACTTGGTCTTGTCTGCAACTAAAGCAGGTGCGATTGAATTTCGTGAAAAAGCAACTAAATTAAAAAAACCAAATGTTAGGAACAGGTATAAAACAGTATATTCATACTTATATAACGATGATACTAAATATAAAACGGTTTACATAGACGAAGCAATGATGTTGCACCCTGGTATGATATTTTCTATTGCTGTTATGACTCAATGTAAGGACTTACATATGATCGGCGATCACATGCAGATACCATATTACACCAGGATTGACTATCAATCTATTTACCACAAATTTGCTGACGTATTTAAAATAACGAAAGAACTCACGGTGTCATACCGTTGTCCGCAAGATGTTGCTGATTATATGAAGAGGTATTATAAAAAATTTTCGTCCAAATCTAAAATCATTAAAAGTCTCAATAAAATGTATGTATCTGGAAAATCAGAAATTCCGACAGGTTATGACGTATATCTTACTTTCACACAATCCGACAAACAAATGATTGAAATGGATTATGCCGATGTGTACACCATTCATGAATACCAAGGAAAACAATGCGAAAATGTGTGTCTATTTAGAGGATCACCAACACCAATTAAAACATATGATTCTATAGAACATCATATAGTCGCATTGACACGTCATACGAAAAAATTTTTGTATGCGTCCGTTGTTATGGACAAATTGTACGATAGTATAAAAACAGTAAAGGGTGGAGGTTGCAAAAAAATTTGTTATGTTACTAGTAACATTATGAGAGATATTAAAAAATATGATGTTTTGTACTTCGACAATTTCCGTACCAATGGTATACATGCAGACGTTAAATCATACATCAACAGCGTAACCAATACTCAACACAATCATATAATCACTGATAATAATTCTGTTATGACGATAATACAAAATAAAAATTCAAAATACTTTGTTATCATTAAATATAAAATTAAAAACATCAATTTAAAAATGATAAAGAACAATATAATTAATCTAAAAAATTATCTTGAAGAAAATAAATTAAATTTAACATTTCATACTATTGATTCTCTATCAGATATTATAGATTGGCGACTATTTTCAGATTGTATATCACATAACGGATTGAATTTGATTGTTCACGATGAGAAACAGAAACTAAATAAATATATTATGTCAACCGTCGTAAAAAAATGTCACGATTTGTATTATGGTGACGACGATTTTTATGACATTGATTATGTTGAAAACAACTTGGAAGTAATCGGTAATATGCCAGATTGTTGCGTGCTGTTGTACACTGATATGAAATTGGATTTTGGTGCTACGTCTAAGTTTACAGTTGTAGATCTAGACGGTATTAAGATATCATCTAATTATAATGGTAATATTTATCGAAACATTGCGATACTATCAAAACATACGAATAAATACACTGAAATGACAAAAGAGAAAAAAAAAATCAAAAATTTTTCCTCAATAAACGCAATGATCAACTATTATGATATAGATGATATTAGTATCGATGTGGAAAGACTGCAAGACTTTATCAATATTATGTTACCAAATGCTTACGACATTAGAACTGATATGGATGTTGCTATGGTTGCTAATTCTGATATTAGTGTTTATTTGCAATCGTCTGTATTCGATTCATCAATGATGCATCATCCCATAAAATTTTTTGATGGAGTAAGACCAGTGTTACAAACAGCTATGTCACCACCTAGACCGTCTAATTCATTGAAAGAACTTACCAAAGCCATAGAGAAAAGGAACTGCGCTGTTCCTAAAATACAAGTCACTATGGACGTTTGGAGTAAGGCAGCACAATTATTTCAAAAAATGATTCGAATAGTATACAATAATGAAATTCATGATGACATAAATGTATCTGAACAGTCTTTGCAGGACTGGTTGGATACACAAAATTCTAATATATCTACTCTTGTTCGTAACCAACATTATAATGACCTAAAAATTAACAATTATAGTCTCACCATTAAAAAAAACGCAAAACCTGCACTTGACATGTCTTGTGTGAATACCTATGCGTCACTACAGACAGTAGTTTTCACGTCTAAGGATTTCAACACATTATTTTGTCCAATGTTTAAAATTATGAAAAAACGTATGACTACTACTATGTCTGAAAAATTTTTAATGTATACTGACATGCCACCGTCTCAATTCGCCGACAAAATAACGACTTTATTTTCAAAATACAGAATGAACGATTACCATTCCCTTGAATTGGACGTATCTAAATACGATAAATCTCAAAACTTGTTGCATTTGATCGTTGATTGTATGATAATGCGTCATTTTGGCATTCCAGAATGCTTTGTAGCTATGTGGTTTCACGGTCACTGTGATACTAAGTTATATGATCCAACTAATCGATTCTATTGTGACGTTTTTTTTCAAAGGAAATCAGGTGATCCGTCCACGTGGCTGTTGAATACTCAACAGATATTGACAATGATTGTCAATTGCATTCCTGATGAATGTTGGAACGAGATTTTTTTAGTAATTGCATCAGGTGACGATTCCGAGATTTTTACGCATAAGAAACTTCAGTTATACGTAAATCGTTTCTCTGATGTATTTAATTATGAAGTAAAAATATACGACAAATTTACATCTCTTTATTTCTGTTCAAAATTCCTAATAATAACTGACGAGAAAACATATATGTTACCAGACATATACAAATTAATAAAAAAATTAGGTAGACACGACATGAAAAACCGTGAACACGTATTATCATTTCGCAATTCAGTAATGGATTCACTTAAAGACTTTAAAGTACCTAATGAAGTTATGATACAATATGAAAGATCAATAATCGATCGCTACCAATTTAGTGGTGTCGTTTCGATATATTCAGTTTATAATAGTCTTTGCAACATAGTTTATGATTCAAAAAACTTCGAAAGATTGTACATACCTAGTGAATCATATTATAGGCATATTGCCTCTAATGTATTGAACGATTTGTAGGGTTTAAAACCATAATATTAAAATGCGTGTTGTAATCATATTAATTATTTGCATCTCACACAGTCAAACAGCCCCCATCCAAAAAAATGATTATAAAAATACTATTAGAAATCTTGACAAAATATTTCCTAACATATTTCGATCATCTTTATCCGACAAAATTATGAAACCATCTGGTCATTTCACCCAATACATTGCTCCTAAAATATCATCTAAATGCATGTACGCATCTGTAGAGAGCATGCTGACTGAATCCAGTTATGTAATGCCTCAAGAATGTGGACTTACCACTATACTCACTGTCCACGATTATACATTTAAGACCAATGTCGTCGAAATCGGTACTATGGCATGTACACAATATCATCGAGAGAAATGTTTACCTGCCATGCATGAATACGAAATTACATTTGATACCGATTCATTCTTTTCAACAACAGGACTGTGGTATTCCACAAACAACAAGAAAACATTATACTTTACATATGAGGTTGATACCTCATTGTTGAAATATGTTGTTCCATTAAAAGACGAAATAACTGATGACTTATACTGGGTTACCAAATATTGTTTGAAATACATGTCTGTCACTGCTGACAATAGATATGTTAAAATTGGACCAGACGTAAAACATTATGATACAGCTGGGAAACAATTTTGTATTGGGGACTACTCCAATATGTGTACTCCAGCTGGTCCATTTAAAAATCTTCTAGACTTTTATAAATCATTACCAATATACGTCACCATTCATTCACCGGAGAGTTTTAGCGAATATACGTCCAAAAAAACATTCGATGACGGTATTAAACACGTTATACCATATGACGATAACAACAAAATTGAATTAGATAGAAACGATCATTTCGTTTGTGTTTCAGGCAGCATTAGACCTATGCTACCTAACTACCAATGTGTTAAATACCACTATATTCCATTGTCAACAATGTTTCATGTAGATGTCATATTCGAAACTTTAGAAAATAAAATAGTTAAATATTATAATGAATTCAAAACATATATTACTGAAAAAATTTCTTATATGTTAAATATTATTTCACAAAAAATTTCATACTATTTCACACGTTTTGTCGAAAACATATTTTATTTTATATTTAATCATCATGGCATGGACATATCAATTATTTTTATATACTTAATGTCTACTGAAACAAACTATACAACTACAGCATTTACAATTATCGTGTATCTAGTGATAAAAAAAATATTGTTCTAAATTGTAGGGATTAATTTCATTATATTCATAATGCCGAAAATGCAGAAATCTATCACTTTTGTTAACAAAAAATATCAGCAACGATCCATGCCTGATCAACGTCAGGCTCGTGGTCGAATGCGTACTAGATCCAAAACTCCGAGACGCGCTAGATCTAGGTCTAGATCACGATCAAGAACACCTATTCGGAAAGTAAAATATGGACTCATAGACGGTTTTTTTCAACGTATTTTTTCTAAATTTTCTCTTGTATTAATTGATCCGTACACTTATATTGGACTGTTATTGATGTCTGCCTTAATGTATATTCATTATTTCCATGTTGATGAATCTGCTGTTAATAGTTTTGTAAAAACTTTAAAAAAATCCGATTCTACGAAACCTTTTGCCGAGTGGATTGAGAAAAATATTAATAAAATTTTTGCAATAGTCATGATGTTGTATCATTCGATACAAATATCATCCAAATATAGATATTTTACTACATTAATAAGTTTGATTCTAATACTACTTCTACCAACATTGTCGATTGCTACATATTCTTTAATTATATTCGGTTTAGTATTTTATCATAAATTAAAAAAACGAGCTGATAAATTTATTATACTTCTCTGCTACTTCGTTACAGCATCGTGGTTTTACTACGATGACATAATAAAATTTCATTCAAAATCCACTCGCGTAAAACGCGAAGCATTTGATAATACAACCGTGGTTTAATGGTTTCCCACTAATAACTTCACTTTACTTAATTTAATTTCTGGAATTGGACTTATTAAGAATTTTTCTGAGTATTCTTTTTCATTGA